TCGGCTCGCAAACGTGCGAGCGTAAGCGAGTGCGCTGCGGCGAGCCGCAGCCCCTTCAAACGAGAGCCCAACGAAGTGGGTCTCGTTTGACATGTTTACATTTTTCCCTGCTTGCGCCGAAGGGAGAGACAGTCGGCGATCATGGCGATAAACTCGCTGTTCGTCGGTTTGCCCTTAATGCCAGTTACAATACAATATGGCTAAATAATCAAGAGTAGCGCCGGGGTTGATCTCCGGCGTTTTCTTTTGAAAAATTTGTGGTTTTTGCAAAACTTCTTATTGACGCATCACCAATTTGGTGGTAGTATAATAAGCGTAAGGAAGAAAAATACAGAGGGGCAGCGCCCCGGAAAGGAAAAAAAAATGAAATTTGAAATCATCGACAACCGCAAGCTCGACCTCACCGGCAAAGGTTACAAATGGACGGACGATCCGCTGCAGTTCGACCACGAAGTTCTCGACGACATCCGCCGCACCCGCGGCGAGAATTACGCCGACAGCCTGAGCGACGATCTTTTCGACGGTTATTCGCCGATCTGCCGCGGTGACGACGGCGAGCTCTATTCCGTTCTCTTCGACTTCGGCGGCGACGCTCCGCGCCCGGTGTTCTGGTGCAAGGTGGCGGTCAATGAGTGAGATCAAGGCGCTGCGTGAATCGACCGGGCTCACGCAACGCGCCTTTGCAGAGATGCTCGGCATCCCGAAACGCAGCATTGAAAATTGGGAGAGCGGCGTTTCCAACCCGCCGAAGTACGTTGTCCGGCTTATTGCATTCTACATTGCGAACAAGGAAAAGGAGGGCTGAAAGGCCCTCCTTTTTGCTTATAGGTCGTTTAGTTTGTTCATGACCGCGGCGTAGGTCTTTGGCTGCATCACGCTCAGGCTCTCCATCAGCTCATCCATCACCCGCCATGCGTCTCGCGGCTCTTTATCCGAGATGGTGCGGAGAAATTCGCTGTTTCCGTAGGCCGCGCCGGAATAGGCCGGGATGGACTGCCCTCGCGGCGCGGCGCTCTGCGGCTCGTTTGCCTTGTTCATTTCGGCGCGGATGGTGTAGAGCGTGGCTAACTTGGCATAATTGGGATAGCTCGACTCCTCATACTCGAGTCTCGCTATCTCCTTGCGAATCTCGAGTGCGTCCAGCATGTCAGCCGAGATCGTCGAGGCAGCGTCGCAGCGCCTCGCGGGTACGGTCGTCCTGCGCGTCGCGCATAATGCCCTCGATATGCTCGCGCATACCGTCGCGGCTGTACCGTTCGCTGTAGCGGTCGCCCTCGCCGTCTCGGCTGTAGTGGCCGCGGACGTAGTGCGTACCGCGGCGGGCGTAGCTGCTGCCGCGACCGTAGGTTCCGCGCATATCCGCCTCCAACTCACCGGCGCGGGAATAGTCCCCGTCTTCGAGCATTTCGATTTTGTCGATGTTCTTTACGGTGTCGGTGATTTTGTGGAGGATATCGAGATCGCCAGCGCCGAGGTCGGGCTTACGGGCCACTTCGTCCAGCTCGCGGCAGAGCTTTTCGCGGATAGACTTCATTGCATATTCACTCATGGTTTTTCTCCTTTCACGCCACGCGCTCAACGATCATGTTGGCGTTGGCAACGTTGATTGCCTGTCCGCTGATGTTCTCCGCCGCGACAGTCAGGCAGCAGCCGCGGGGAACATCGACGTTTGCGGAAACAAACACGTTTCCGTAATCGCCGACGGCGGCGGGGGTAACGATGGCGGTGGCGCTAACAAGCGGCTCGCCGTTGACGGCGAGGGCAAGGGAAATTGCTTCGACCGTTCCGCCGGTGGGGATGGCGATGTTTGCGCCGAAGGACACTTTGTACCGAGCGCGGCACTGATTCGTCAGGCCTCGGAGGGTGACGATGCCCGCGCCCTCGCGGTGGACGATACCGCAATTCCCGGCAACTGCTGTTTCGGTGAGGGGGACGTTCTGCCCGGCGGCGACAAGCGCCGTCGTGGCGTTAGTAAATTCAGCCATTGGGTTTCTCCTTTCAAAAAATGCGGCGGGGTAAAATGCCCCGCCGCCGTGTGTTAAGCGTCGGCATTATGCCGACCATGCCGCTGGGGGCAAGCTCTCGGTATTAAGTTTAGGCGCTGCAACCGCAGCCGTAGCTGCAGCAATACGGATTTGCGACCTGATACGCCGGGATGGGCGACGGACGGAGGGCAGAGACAAGGTAGCTGTTCTGCGCCGCCTGGGAGGCCGCGAGCTTGAGGGACTGGTTCTCGCTTTCGAGATCGCGCATCTTGCTCTGCACAAGGAAATCAAGGATGGCCTTGCTGTTTCCGTTGGCGTTGTCGATGATGTCGCGCGCGGCGTTCTGCACGGTGTTGCGGGTTTCGCAACCCTGCGTTGCCATGTCATAGCGCACCTGCGCAACGGCGGCGCGATTCTCGCAGCAGCACTCCTGCGACTGCATCTGCATCTGGAAGAGCTGCGCCATGAGGGCAGACTGCTGGTTCGCGCGGGAGAGTTCGGCGGACATGAAGCCGTTGCTCACGTTCTGCTGCACGCCGTTGATGAGCTGCGCCTGCGCGAAGAAACCATCGCAGAGGCCGTTGTTCACGCCGTCGAGCTTGCGCTCGATGTTGGCAAAGTCGGAGGCGAGGATGTAACCATCGGTCACACCGCCACGACTACCGCCGAAGCCGTTGCCGCCCCAGCCGAAGAGGACAATGAAGAAGAGGATGATCCACCATCCGTCGCCGCCGAAGCCGCCCCAGCCGCCGTTATTCACGCCGGTAGGAGTTACGGGCATGGTGGGCTGGATACCACCGTCGGTAAGAGACATTGTTCAATTTTCCTTTCAAAAAATATTTTTTATCCGGCCGGATAAATTCAACGTAAGAGCGCCTGGAATTGCTGCGCGGCGCTTTGCAATTGGTTTAGCTGCTGCTGGGAGATTTTGCCGCTTTGCAACAGCTTCTGCACCTCCTGCTGCGGATCGCCGCGAAAGGTGTTTCGGAATTGCTGGAACTGCTGGACAAGCTGGGCGAACTGGTTGTTCTGCCCGCCGCCGAGCGCCTGAAACAGGGGGTTACTCATTTTCGGGCACCTCCGCTTTCTTTGCGGTTTTCTTCGGCGCGAACTGCGCCGCGAACGCTTCAAATTCCGCGCGGGTGACATACTCCGGTGTTGGTGTCTGTGTCGGCGCGGCTTTGGCTCGCTCGGTGTAGTCGAGGACCCGCATGGATGGAACGCCCGAAGCGTCAACGGACTTGACATAGATGCACATGTTCTCACTGTCCCACAGCGGGACGGTGTTCCCAGCCGCGACAAGGTAGGACTTGGCGGCGGCTTCGCCCTGCACCCAGATCATCGGGTTCGGGGCGGGCTGCTGCGCACGGAGCTGCGCGAGCTGATCCATCATCGGCGGGGCGTATGGCTGTTGGTAGCTCGGCTGGTAATACGGCGGATAGTTCATCGTTTTTCCTCCCAAACGTAGATTGGTGTTTCGTTGCCGGAATCCCAGGCGTCAAAATACTCTCCGTCCACGACCGCCACGACGTGGCCGCTCAAGGCGAGAATGTATGCGCCTCGGGGGTGTTCGGCGGCAAACTGCCGGACGGTATAGCCGTCGTAATCCGGGAGAGCGGAGCGCGCAAATCCACGACGGCGGAGATACGCGCCCCAGACCGCATTAGATGACGGCATATCGGACAGCTCGTGTCCAGTCGCCGCCAAGTCCATATACACCTTGCCCCAGCTGTCGCCGGTCGCCTTAGCAATCGCGCGGATCACGCAATCGCCCACGGCCTTGCCTGCCGGATTCGGGTTAAAATATTTCATGCGGTCGCCTCCCACTACCAAAATTTTCGCACAAAAAAAGAGGGCTAACCCATCGGTTAGCCCTCAATAATCCGTCAAAAACCCATCATTCGATTGCAGCGGCGATCTTGTCCTTTATCGCCCGTATACGGCGCTCTACCTTTTCCGTGCCGTACAGTTCCGTGTCCGTCTGCATGGCGAAAGAAATTTGCAAAACACTCATGCCCTTTGCCCGCAGGCGGAAGATTTTTAATTCTTCATCGGTAAAGCCGCAGTCCCGCTCAAACTGTTCGCGCAGCTCTCGCGGGAATTGCAGCTTATTCTTTGTCCCCGGCGTTGTTAAACTCCGCAGGATGCTCTCTGTCGTCATCGGCTACACTCTCCATATATGCGTTAAAAAGTGTCTCTGCGAGGCTTTCAGCCGCCTCGACGCCATTGATGCGGCAGAATGTTTTTACGGATTCTTTCATGATTCCGCAGTGCCGGTTTACAAAGTTTTTGTTGCCGTCAGGCGGCTTTGAACTTATCGTTCATTTCCTTAACGGCGGCTTCGAGGAGAACTTTAAGCTCGTCTTCCGTGGTTTTGATTCCCTTCTGTTCGAGCATGGAGGCGGCGACAGCCATGGCGCGGGACAGCTTCTCGTCGCCGTGGATATCCTTATACACCTGTTCAATGTACGCAACGGTAGTTGCCGCTACCTTGCGCTTGGTATCGGTGTTGATGTACTTTTCGTACAGCTTCGCGGCGTAAGACGCGGCAATGCCGCAGACGGCGAGGATGATGTACTTGATGATTTCGATGCCGTAGGTAGTGATGATTTCGTTCATTGCAAATTCTCCTTACTTCAAAAAATCGTTTTTCTTGAGATGCCCGGCGTAGACGCTGTTAAGATGCTGGATGGTGTTTGCGGCGCGGTTGTTTTCGTATAGCGGGTGGCCGGAGCAGTAGTCCTCGTATCGGTCAACGTCCCGAAGAACGTCCGCCCAATGCTCGGCGGTATGAAGAACGCCCTGCCGCACCTCATCGCCGAAGCGGAGGATGCGGCTTCGCGCCTCGTCCGCGCGGCACGCAGCGTCGTCCTCGATGTGCTTTACGAGCTTACTGTCAAGGGCGTCCAAACGCTTCACGATCTCGCTTTTGTTCTTACGGTTGGCGAGGATCAGCGAGAAGATGCCCGCAACGGCAGCCCCGCCGCATGCGGTGATGATTGCCTTTATGATTTCCATTTATTTCTCCTACTTTACTCCGAGTATCCGGTTCACTTCGCCCTGCACGAGATCGTAAAACCACGCGCCGAGCTTCTGCTTTCGCTCCTCGCCGTTGCCCCACTTTCCGTCGAGCACTTCCTGCGCCATCGCCGGAATGCTCACAAGCACCCCGTCTTTCCCATCGGGATCCGTAGGGGACGGGCTCTGCTCCTCCCACTCCCCGAAGTACGAAAGCGGGACATGCATGATATCCAGATCCAGCGGGCTGCCCCGGTACTGCTGGATGACGCATTTCCCAGAGAGGTCGGGATAATGCACGCCGTCGTTCGCACCCCACGCGGCGATCCAGCGGTCGTACCCTGTCTCGCCGATGTGCGTATCAAACCAGCTCAGGCTGGCGTACACGCCGGTTCTGTTCCCGGCCTCTTCCATATCCGCGCAGAACACCTTGCACATGGCGGTGATCGTCTCATTCTCCGGGAAGCCGTTCTTTGCCTTGTACCCGTCGGCGTCCTCCATGTCAAACCACACGCCGAGACGCGGCTTACGGCCATTGAGGAAGCGCAGACACCGCTCCGCCTCCAATTTAGCCGTCTGCACATTCAGCGCATAGCTGTACCAGTAGATGCCCCACGGAATGCTCAGCGCGTCGCATTTGGCAATGTTGCGTTCTGCCCACAGGTCAACGGTTCGTACGCCGTAGCCCCCGCGGATGATGACAAAGCCATCTTTGTACGGCGTGAAATCGAAATCGCCCTGATGCTCGGAAACGTCAATACCGTTCATTTCCATATACCTCCTGCTTTGAATTTTGCCAGCGCATTTTTCCAATTGCCGCCCTTGCGGTACAGCGTCGTTTGCTTCCACACGCCGGAGACCTTGAAATAAATCGTCGAGCCGAGCAGCGCGGGAGCGGCAAAGGTCGCGGTTTGGACAGCGACCGCGGCGTCTACGCCGCCGACCTTGACGGTGATATTTACGCCCTCTCCGGCTTCGCCGATAAAGTAGAATGTGGTCGTCCCCTTGGAGACGTCGAAGGACGTATCCTCTGTTCCGGTCACGTCTCCGATATCGCACCGGAGCTTCCATTTGCTCGGCGGGTAATACGTGCCGTAGCTGCCGTTTGTGCTCGTAAGCACTGCTTTAACAGCAAACTGCCTGCCATTCAAACGGGCGATATAGAGCTTTCCGGTAAAGTTCCAGTGGTTTGACCATCCCGAAATGCTCTTTTCCTGCTCCCAAGCGCTTCCAGACGGCAGCGTCGGAGCGGTTTGTGACCATGCCATTCAGCTCACCTCACTCCGAATACATGAGATAGATATCCCCGTCGCTGCCGAGATCGGCGCCCGGCTCCGTCGTCCCGGTGTAGATGTGCCGCACCTGATCGGCGGAAAGCCCGAACTTGGTGTACGGGATATCGTCTGCAAGTTTTTCGGCAGTAACTGATTTCGGTGCAAGCTTTGGCGTTGTTACAGTTCCGTCAGGCAAAGCGCCGCTTCCCGCCTGTTCGATGGCGGCGCGGAGCTGATCGAGGAGCTCGGTAAACTGCGCGTTGATGACGCTTGTGTCGATGCTCAACGTGTCGGTTACAAGGCCGCAGACTTCCGGGTTTTGCCGCTCGTCCGTAATCATAGAGGCGGTGATAGATGTCGTACCGGCGGCGACGAGGATCTGCGCTAGGCTCAACTGCCGCTGCGTGGTGTTGTTTGTTAGAGCAGGAGCAGCCGCCGCGCTCGCCGGTATGCCTTTGAGAATTTTAATTTCCGGAAGGTCGGCGTAATCGGTGGTTTTCCATTCAACGATTACGCGGTCGATGCGGTTTAGAACGCCGTCCGCCGCGTCAACGGTGAGCTGCATTTTTGCGCCGTTAGTTTTTTCGGCGTCGTTCCACCAGACAACGCCGTTTGCTTCGGAATCGGCGATCCAGCCGACACCGTCGGACACCGTGACCGCCATTGCGTTCTGCACGGCGGCGACGGCGGCGTTGTTATTCGCGGCGAACACGCCGGAGGTGCGGCCATGCAGCCAGCGCATAGCGTATTCCGCGCCGACGTATTCGTCGCGGTTGTTCGGGAAAGATTTAATATTTGCCATTTAGTTTCTCCTCACTTAGTGCGTCAAGGATGGGGTCGCCGAGGATGATCTGCGTTTTCTCGCCGGTGCGGTCGAGGGTGTATTTCAGGCCTGTGATTCGCGCGGCGAATGACACGCCGAAGCGGACGGAAATGCACAATACGACATCGCCGAGGTCATAGCGGATGCCAAGCTCGGAGGGGTCGATGACAACGTCAAAGCTGGATCGCTCGATATACTTCCCGAGCTCCATGTTGCCGAAGGACTTTGCAGACTTGGCAGCGTCGTCGGCGGTGCCGTCCGACTCCTGCGAAATCGAGCTGTCGAACCAACGCTCGAATCGGTCGTCGCCAGAGGCGCTGCCAACGACCGCGACCGGCTCGGTTTCGTCGGTCAGCTTGTATTTCACATAAGCGACATTTTTAAACGTGCTCACGTCTTTATTGATGACAAGGTCGGAACATGTTCCCTGCTCTTCAACAAATGCAACGCGGTGAATGCCGGTCGTGCGGTCGGTGCCTTTGATGACGCGGAAGGTGTGCGTTAGGGTATTTCCGTCCCAGTCCATCCTGTGGCCGAGCTCGGCGGTGTCGAGAACGTCCATGATCTTATCGAGGAGCTGCCCGCCGTAAACTGTGTTGTCCTCGTCGTCCTCCGGCTGGAACTGCTCGGTCATGCCGGTTGGCGTTGCCGTATGGATGCGCGTCAGGCCGCGGAGGTTGTCGTTGATGAGGCCGTAGACGCCCGTCTCGATGGTCGTGATCGCCGTCTTTGCCGCAACGACGCGCTTGTTTAACATCCAATTTGACGTGTAACCATTGGCGGTGATGCGGTTCTGCACCGTGTCATGCTTGACGTTGACCAAAACGTAGGTCGCGCCGCGGGTTGTGTTGTACAATACCGACCCCTCACGGAGGGCGGCGATGTTGTAATCGTCCACGGGGGCAACGACCTGTATTTTGCCGATTGCGTTGTAGTGCTCGGTTATCTGGACGGAAATGGCGTGTGTTAACTGGTATCGTGTGGAGAAATCGGGGGGATAGATCTCAAAACTCATACGCTTATCCCCACGATCTCCTGCGCAAAGTCAATGGCGACCTGCAGGCTGTCAAGGCCGCTGTCCGCGGTCGGCTTCAAAACATTGTCCCCGACGGAAAGCCGGTAGAGGCTGGACGTTAATTCAAGCGCGCCGCGGCACTCGCCGTCCATGCTGGATGTAACATACGTCCTGTCGTGCGTGATCTCGATCACGACACGTTCACCGGCGGCGAGTGTTTTGTTAACGCGGATGAATTTCCCGGTTGCCGCGTCGAGGATCTGCGGATTGACGACCTCGTTGAGTGCGGTAAACGTCAGGGTATACGGGACGGGCACCTGTCCGCCGTTTTTGACGTTGATGAACTGTGTCCGGACGACCGTTCCGAAGCGGTACGGGCGGGACTGATTCCACGGGAATTTGAAGCCGTATTCCACGCCGGAGAGCGTGGCGGCGGCAGATGCGTCCTGCTGCCAATAGGGATACGGCGCGGTCAGCGAGAACTGAAACGCGGCGAACACCGGGCGCGCCTCGATGGTCGGGGTAGCCGTAGGGCGGACGTCGAGGTAGTAGTCGTCGGCATAGAGCCGACCGTAGAGGTCAGGGCGCACGACGGAGAGGAGCGCGTCCTTGTTCTCCGCCTGAAATTCTCCGACGAGAATGCCGCTGATCGTCACGGGGCGGGACTGCACGTTAACGCTCTGTACGGTTGTTCCGGTCTGGTCGATGCCCTGCGCCTCGTTGAGCTTGCAGACGACGGTGTCGATACCCGCGGGCTTGTTGATGAGAAACCCGCTTGCATACTCAAAGACGATCTCGCCGCCGTCTGAATTGACATAGCGGAAGGTTTTGGAAAGATTGCTCACATTGCCCACCTCGCCGTTTCAAAATACGCCGCCGTGGCCGCGGCAAGCTCCACAGGCGTCTGCGGGACGCTCTGGATGTTCTGCACGATGGTGATGCCCGCGGCGTTGTGCGTACCGCGCCGCCAGTCTTCCGCCTCGGCCTTTGTCAGAACAGATTCGCCGCGGTGGAGAACCGCAGGATAACCGTCATACGGGACATAATCAAGGCCGCCGGCGGAGGAATGACCGCCTGTACCGCCGCTGCTCATGCCGGTAGCCGCCGCGTTGGAGATGGATTCTCCGGCTCTGCGTGCCGCCTCGGAGCGGCTGCTCAGTCCGGCGATGAATCGGTCTACCGCGGCGATACCGGAAACGTAAAAGCTCGCGACGTTCACCTGATCGGAGACGGCAATGGCGGTTCGGTTCACGAGGTTCTGCCCGGCTTGCTCGGCGGAAACATCGCTGTCCATGGCTTCCGCCATTTTCGTGCCGGGGTTCTCCGTCACATCCACCGCGCCGACGGATTGCAGGAACGCATCTTTCGCGGCTTCCCCGCCCTCTTGCCACATCGCACGCATTTCGGCGAGGCCTTCCTCTCCTCCTTCGTTTGCCGCGGCGAGCGTGGCAACAATTCCGGCGTATACTTCTGGACCGCCGGCATAGAACATCTCCGCAATCTCCGCCGGAAGCTCACCGGCGATTGATGCCATGTTGTCGGCGAAATTGTTTGTGGCGTCAATGTTGTGCCGCAGATTATCGAGCATCTGTTGATACGATAGCTCGCTCTCCGTGTTGATCCGGGAGAACATATTGGTCGCGGCGTCTGTATAGGTCTGTAGGCGCTCGGTGGCCTCCTCCATGGTGAGGTTGCTGTTGGCGAGCTCGACGGAAAAGCCGTTAGCGCTGATCGTCAGCTTATCGACGGCGTCGGCGGTTGCGTTCGCGGTTTCCGCGGCGGACGCTTCCGCCGCTTCCATATCGGCGAGCTGTTCCGTGCCGCGGCTGATTTTCCCGGTCAGGTCATCGACCTGATACGATAGGCGCCAGAACGTGTCCGCGTCCGTCGCCTCGCCAACACCCGCAAGCTCTGTTTTCAGGCGGACAAGCTCGTCGTTCCACGCTTCAAGCTGCGCCCTTGCATCCTCAACGCTTTCTGTAGGGAGGGGGTTTCTAAACTCGTCTGCCGTTTCGGCCCAGCTCTCGGCGACGTCGGCAAAGCCGCTTGTGAGCTTTTCTACCCAGCCGAGCACTTTTGCGATGGACGGGGTCAAAATGCCGCTGAACGCGGTTTTCAAACGCGAGATCTGTTCGCCGACACCAGCCTGCGCCTCTTCAAGCTCAAGCTGCGCGTCGCGGGCGTTCATGACGGCGGAATTGTTGCGATACATGGCAGCGGCGGCATCGTCATACGCTGCGGCGAGGGTGTCGGTAATGAGGGCGGTTCGTTCTGCCGTATCGGCACAGGAGGCGAGGCGGATGTTAAAATCGTCCTCGGAAATGCCGACCCAGTTGAGCGCGTCGGCCAAAACGCCCGTGACCTTCCCGACCTTGGCGGTTTCATTTGACGCCTCAATGAGGCCCTCTATGGGGAGGGAATCGCCAAACGTGCCGTAAACACCGGCGGCGATCTCCGTCCAACGCGCCTGTTCCTTTGTGCTGGTGGTCAGGCGGGCGAGGAGCTGCGAGGCCTCGACCGCTGTATCGGTATCGCCGAGGAGCTTGTAGAACTCGCGGAACGTTTTCCGCGCGCTGGTGGTGGAGTAGCCCATGGTCTCGAACGCTGTGTCGAGCTTGCCCATGGAGACGCGGAACTCCTCCGTGGATTCGTCCATGTTCCAAACGGCTTCCGCAAAGCTTTTGATTGTGGAAACCGCGACCTCAATTGCAGCGGCGAGAAGATGGCCTTTTGTTACGGCGCCTGTGATGGTCTTCCCGAGGCCGGACAGAGCGCCGTCCGCTCCGCCGCTCGTTTCTCCTACATTTTTCAGGCCGTCTGCGGCATCCTCGATTGGCGGGGCCGCTTTGTCGGCCTCTTTCCCAACATCGCGCAGGGAGCGTTCTGCGTCGTTTAACGCGGTCTCGGCTTGGTTTGTTTCGGTAGTGGCCTCTTCAACGGATCTCGTGAACTTATCAACGGCCTTTTCCGCCTTTTGGGTGTCGCCGGGGATGTCCTCGGCAGCGCCGCCGAGCTTGTCAAACGATTTCGATGCGCCGGTGACTTGCTTGTCAAAATCGGATGTGTCAAGGGTTAGTTTGGCAAAAAGGTCAAATACATTCATTCTTCATCGCCTCCAAATGCGGCGCGGAAGCGCGCGATGATCTCCTCCGGCTCCTCGATTTTTCGCGGACGGAGGACGTCAATGAAGCGCCGGTTGAGCATCTGGTCGCGGCGGACGAGGGCATAGAGCGCGTCGGTGACGTAGATTCTGTACGCCTCCTCTTCCGCGCGTCGGTGCTCCCTGACGGCGACATACCGGACAATGCTGCTTACTCGTTGGTCTCCGGCGTATTCTCCGGCGCAGAGCCAGCACGATCCGCGCCAACCTGCGCCGCCGTAAAAAAAGACTTCCAGACTTCATCGCCGGTGAGTTCCGCCCAGTCCTGCAGGGCTTTGACGTAGGTGAGCTCGGCGGCGTACTTTTCGGGCGTTGTTCCGTAGCACACGGCCATGATGCGGCAGAAGTCGTCCTCGTGACGGGAGAGGATCTTATAAACGAGGGAGACGATGTAAGAGCGCGAGGAGCGCTCGTCCGGCTTTTTCTCCTGCCGGTACATCTCCCGCGTGTCCTCGTCCTCAACGAGATTGCACAGCGGATCGATGAGGGCGGCAAAGGCGCTCAACGCGCCCTTGCCTTTGATTTCGGACGGGAGCGTCATCTTTTTCACGTCTCATCCGTCCCTTCCTTGAGATAGACCTCGAACGGCACGACCGTCTGCGCGCTCATGCTGACATGGCCGGTGAACTCGAACGAGAACTGCGCCTTGCCCTTGTCGGTGCTCTGCATGGAGAAGCCGCCGGTAGACAGGGCGTTGAGGATTTTGATGGCGCAGTAACCGCCGTTGTTCTCGCCGTTCTTGTCGGAATAGTCGCAGACGAGCCAGAGGTCTTTGAAGTCCGAGGACGCAACATCCATGCGCGGGGTGATCTTGGTCGTATCGGTCGTGCCGACATCGCCCGCACCCATGAGCAGGGCAATGAGGGTCGTGTTCGTGGTGATGAAGATACCCGTGAGCTTAACTTCCCACGAATCGAGCTTTTTGAGCTCCTTCATGTTTTTCGGGCAGTTGTCGATGTCCTCGCCGAAGTCGGTGAAGGAGGGCGTAGCGGTAAAGTTGATCCCGCCGGTGGTCGCGCCGAGGATGCTCGTGTCCTCAATGGCAGGCGTTGCCGGGGTGAACGTCTTAAGGAGAACGCCCGCGTTGAGCACGATATTTTTGAAAGTGTCTTCGGGGATTTTTCTGAATTTCATTTTCTCACCTCAATTTTGGGTTAAAAAATCGACCGTCACGTTGATGTAACGGCCTTTGATCTTGTTGTCTGCCGCGTCGGTCTGCGGCTGGGAAAACGGGCTGCCTCGCTGGATGAGCAGTGCGCCGCCGTCGCAGGGGACGTAAACGCCGCCCAAACCGATGGCGTTGGAGATCTCCTGCGTTTTCTCGACGATGGGGCGGTAGGAATCGCCGTAATACCAGAGATTCGCCACCAGGGGCATGGAGCCGTCGTCGAACGCGCCGAGCACCTGTTCGTAGACAAGGTACGGAAACGCCGCGCCGGTCTCGGCCTCGTTGGGGTAGGCCGTTAGGCCAAACGACGACATGAACGAATGGAGGGCTTCGGCCTTGGTCATGGCAGCGCCGCCAATCTGCGGACGTTGTACCGCTCGAACTGGAACGTTGATACCGTTGGCGTTTTGGGAAGTTTGGAAACGACGAGGTAGTAGCTTCCGTCCGTCTTGATGATGTCCTGCTCGTCAAGGTTGGTGTTGATCGGCGTGACGATGGTGTCGGTATAGGTCACGTCGGCCTGCTGCGCGGCAATGCGCTCCGTTGGCGTCAGGCCGGAGAACGCGATCCTGATCTCCGCGCCCTCTTTCCATGCGTTGACGTATCCGCCGACGCCGTCCGGCACTTTCGTCTTGTTCATCACAACGGCGGGGGAATAGAACGTTTCATATAAGCTCATAGTTTCCTCCAACGGTTCAGCCGTTTTGCAAACACGCCCTGCCATGAGGCGGAATCGCTTCCTTTTGTGTAGGAATAGCCGCCGAAGCTCTCGCTCTGGTAGGGGCTGTTGATGACCTCGGCGTTTTTCTGCTTCCATTCCTCGATCTCGGCGGCGACGGCTTCCAGCGCGGGCGGGATCGCCAACGCCCAGATTGCGCCGTCAAACGTTTCGTCGGCGGGGAGTTTATCCCCGCAGCGGTAAACGCCGTCGCAAAAGACGCTGCCGACGACGCGGAAAAACTGTCCGGCGGCGAGAAACGGCAGCGTGATCTCGCCGTCATTCACGGTGTACTCGCCGGGAACAATGTCCACGGCGAAATAGTTATGCAGCGAGGCGCAAATCTCGTCGATCATTGCCCCGCTGCACTTGGGATTCTCATTCACGCTGCCGCCCTCCTATCAGGACACGGAGGCGAGAATCTTGGCGATCTTCGTGCCGTCCGTGACCTTCGCGCCGTAGACGTGCAGGCCCTTGACCGCGTCGGCAAAACGGCTCTCCATGCGGTACGCCTCGGTCTTGATGATCTGCTCGGCGTAGGTGGTGGCGTCGGTGATCTGCGCGGTGATCTCGAAATATGGCGTCTTGCCGGTGTCCGTGCCGGTGCCGGTCTTGACGTTGTTGGACATGTAAACGTCGAAACCGGCGATGCGGCCGACAAGGCCGTTGATGAGGGCTTCCTGTCCGGCGGTCGCGGTGCTCTTGGCGAAGCGGTCGTCGAGCAGGAGGAGGGAGTGGACGTCCGGGGGGACGACGATGGTGCGGCCCGTGTTGGGGACGTTCGCCTTGTCGAGCTTCGTCTTGAGCTTCACGATGTTCTCATAGACGTTGGAGGCGGTAAGGGCAACGGGGGCGGCGGCGGAGCCGATGGTGTTACCGGCAGCGGCACCGGCGGCGATCACGCCGAGAAGGTAGGCGTCGGAAACGTCGGCGAGGGCGTAGGCGGCGCGGCCCATCGCGGTATCGACAAGCTCGCCCGCGGCCTGCACCTTGTCCACGTCGTCGACCTGGAAGTTGAAGTACTTGGCCTGGTCAATAACAAGGGTCTTGTCGGTCGTGGTCAGGGTTTCGGGAGCGTCGATGTCGGTATTCTTGGTGTAGCTCTTTACGGTGATCGCGCCGATGGCGTTGATGTGGACGGTGTCGCCATGGTTGCTGATCTCGCCCTCATAGTTGCGGTTGACGAGGTTGGTGGCGACGTGCGCCTTTTCGAGCGCATAGAGAAGTCGGGCGCTCCAAAGCTCGGGGATAAAAGTGGTTACAGCCATTGTGAATTAGTCTCCTTTCCGGTTGAGGGACGCCTTTACCGCGTCCCAGTTCTTGTTAATTTCGGCGGCGGACATCTTCTTGATTTCGTCCGTCGTGTAGCGGGTGACAGGGTTGTTCTTCGGCGGGGTGGCGGTGTTCGCGCCCTGCGTCTGCGTTGTGGATACAAGCGGCTTAAATGCGCCTGCGATAAGCGCGTCAAGGGATGCGGCGTCTTTGATCTTGTCCCCGTCCATTTCGAGCGCGGCCATTTCCTCGCCGCAGCCGCGCATGGCGAGGTCGAGGTTCCCGCCGGTGATGTTCTTGCTTTCAAAGTAGGCGCGGACGGCCTTTTCCTTTGCCGCCTTGCTCTCCTTTGCGGTGACGTCGGCCTTGTACGCCTCGAAATCGGAGTGCTCTTTTTCGTATTTCGATTTGTAACCGTCGTCGCCTTTGGCTTTGAGTGCGTCAAGCTCGGCCTGTACAGCCGGGAGCTTTTCCGCGTCTGCCTTGAATGCGTCGCGCTGTTCCTTTAGCGCGTCGGTGGTTTCGACGTGCATCTCAACGATGCTGTCAACCTGTTCGTCGGTCAGCCCCATTGCTTTCAGGGCCTTTCTTGTGAGTGCCATGATGATTTACTCCTTTTCATTCTTTCGCGGCGGTGCATCGCCGCGGAGTAGTAAAAAAGCCGCTTAAAAAAGCGGCAGTAAAAAAATCAGCCTACGGCGGTACATCGCTGTAAGCTGGTTTCTTTATTCGGTTATTTGCTGAGGTATTCCTTGATGATCTCCTTGTAATCATCAAGATATCTTTCAATTGCATTCTTGAGGAAACGCCGGGGGCGCTGCGGGTAGCCCATGCGGAACTCCCCCGTTAGAGGATCGCGGTATACCCAGCGTTCCTTGGGCGTTCCGCCGCCGATGGCGTATTTGCCGGTTCCCTCGTGGACGTAGACGGCATAATCTACGTCCGTGCCGACCTCGACGGAATCGCCGTCCACCTGATGGGCAATGCTGGCTCGCAAGCGTCCGGTATCGACCGCGTCGAGGTCGGTGATCTCGTCCTTTACGTTGCCCTCCGCCTGTATGCCGACGGCTTCGAGCGCCCGCAGCTTTTGCTCGGCGGTGGCTTTCAGGACATCGGCGGCGTTGTTATAGAGCTTGTAAACAAACGGCATGGCTCTCTCCTTTTAGGATTTTTCTTGCTCTTCTTGTTTTTTCAGCCAATCGTTGTATGTTTCCCGCTTGCGCTCGTGTCCTTTTATGAAACCGCGCACAGCGCAGCGGCAGTTGTAGATGTTCCAGCCGGACGCGCCGTGCGATCTGTCGCCGGGGAACATGAGCTTCTCGCCGCCGACGGTAAAGGCTTCATCAACGCCGACACGCTGACCGTCTGCCTTGCCGTGCCATTCTCGGGTGCGATGATCCTTTGTGGCGATCCACTCCCGCTGCATCTCGATCCCCATTTCCGCGGCCTTTTCATACGTCGCCTGTCGGCCTCCGTTTTCGGCGGCGGTGACGGCGGTACGCGCGGCGCGGATGGCGCTCTCGACGCTCATGTCAATAATGCGGCGGCGCAGGTCGGCGGCAATGCCGCGGCTGCTTCGCCCCATCAAGATGCCGGATGTGACAGCGTTGGTGATCTGCTTCTTTCCGAACTCGAGGTCGATGCCGCGGCGGACGGCTTTCTCTTTTGGATAATACGGCATTAAATCCGGCTGCTCAACGATCAGGCGGCGGACGGTCTGCTCATCATAAAGCGTGAAATCGCCGCCGGCGTCCGATACCTCATACGCGGCATAGTTGCGGTTTAGCGTGTATATGCCGGGCGTGGCGTCGTTGACGTAGGAGATGGCAACCTCGTTTGCGTTGGTGAGGCGTTCGGCGAGCTTGTCCCGCAGGGCCTCAAAGCGCTCGCCGCGGCCCATTTGGGCGAGCCGCCACTGTTTATAGTCCTCCTCCGTCCACTCGCGCCCATTGACTACGGTTCCGATAAGCTTTTGCATTTCCTCATCGCGGAGGCGGAAGTTGGCGAAATACTCGTCGATGATCTGCTGGAGGTTTTTTGCCGCGCCGCCGTACATCTCCCGGATGCGCTTTTCGAGCGCCTCCAGCTCAGCATCCGTCAGGCGGCGTCCCTCGTCGCGCTTCATTCATCCAGACCGAGGCGGTCGACCGCCGCGTTGTCCCGGCGCTGCATGAGATCGTCGAACTGATCGGCGTCGCCGTTGATGGTGAGCAGCTTCTTGATGATGTATTCCTCGTCATAGTACTGCGCGGCGAGGATGAGGCTCTGCGTCTCTTCCTGCCGGTTGATGATCTGGCTGCGCGTGTAGGTCGGCTTGTCGTCGATGCCGAGCAGGGAGAGGATGCCGGCAATGAAGCGCGTGACCTGCGCCTCGAACATGTCGGTCTTGAGGTCAAGCGGAACATACGCGGCCTTGATGGCTGTCGCCGTCTGGTTTCCCGCGGATACGGCGGCACTGTCGAAGCACTGGAAGTCCTCGAAGAGCTTCTTTTTCAGCATGTCAATCGTCGTGTTCGTTCCGGCATACGGCGCTTCGAGGGTGTGCGCCTCGGCCTTTGCGCCTTCGTCGCCGTCCGCGTGGGCGACGTGCGTGGTTTTCAGGCGTTCAACAAACCGGGCGTCATCGAGGTCGCCCATTCCGCCGCAATTCGTGAGAACCCAATAAATGAGGTTGCCCTCATCCACGTTGTTCACCATGTTCGAGGTCGCAAGGTCGAGGGCGTCAATGGTGTTGCGCTTGCCGACGATCTCCGACAATCCGCGTTCGTTGTTAAACAGCGGCACGATGGGGAAATTGGGATAGTTTTCGCCGTTTAGGATCTCCGTTCCGCCGACCTCGGACGTTCTCACGACCTGCTTGTAGGATCTCTTGTCCTGCATGATTGTCATCGGCTCGCCATTGCGCTGGATGTATTCGGTGAAGCCGTCCAGCTCATAGAGCGTGACGCGCTTCGGCTTTTCCGGCGCGAGCTGCCAGAAGCGGATGCCGGCGGAGAGCGCGCCCGTCTCCTCGTCATAGAGCGGCACAAACTCCGTCAGGCGAAACACTCTGAGGTGTTCCAGATCCCAGAAGCCGAACGAAACGCCGCCGATCTGCGCATACTTCGCGGCGGTCATAACCTCCTGGTCGAAATCGGAGCAGAGCTTGTCCGCCGTTTTCTTGTCGGCGAACGTGACGCCGTTGCCGAGGAGATACGCGACCTGCTGGTTAACGTCGAAGCGGAAGAAAGAAGAGGCCAGCTTGTGGTTGGCGGTGAACATGTCGCGGTGCGCTTTCCCCTGCAAATCGTAGAGGATCTTTTCATAGTTGCTGATGGTCGGGTTTTCGCCGTTGTAGTACAGCTCGGCGTCTGCCGCCGTTCTATACGCCTTGCTGCCAGTGTGCTCGGCGATGGCGTTGTTGATGAACGTCGTCCTCGCGTCGAGCGATTTTCCCGCGGCGAGTAAGTCCTGATAGGTGTACATATTTCCTCCTTACATCCACAGCGGGACGTATTCCGTGTCCTTTTTATTCCACAATTTCCTCACGATGGACGCGGCGCTGTCCGGCGCGTCGTCGTGCTCGGCGTTCTCGGTGTAGTCGCAGATCTGATTGATGTATTCCGCATCCGTCCCGGCGATGAAAACCACGTTTTTCCATTCGCTTTTTAGATAGCTTGTAATCTTGACAAATTTGTTTGTCTTTTCGTGGTAGGTATCGGCGCGCTCGCCCTTTTCACGGAGCGTCTTTGCAAGGTAGCCTTTATCCGCGTTGCGTTCGCAGTAGATAATCCCGGCGTTGAACGCCTTTCGCAGGCGGATGATCTCCGGTAAACAGTCGTCAACGTGCTTTTGCCAGAGCCGCCCGTAAATGTAGTATTTTCCGCCGGACTTCCTGCAGATGGTGAACGCGGTTCCGTCCTCGCCGCCGTAGGAGGCGTCGATGTGACAGATGCCCTGCTCGGCGAGCGCCGGGTCTGCGCCCGTTTGGGGAGAGGTAAAGATCACGTCATCCGACGCGATATGCCGCAGCTCGTAGTTTGCTGCAAAAAGGGAGGCTGTCATAGCCTCCCGGATGATCTGCAATTGCTCTTTGGAGATCAAGCCGGTCGAATAGCAATCGTGCCGCTCGATGTTGGGCATGAGGGAGAAGCAGTCCTCTTTGTGCCACGGTGTGCCGGTATTGAAAATGCGCCCGCCGCGGTTGCGGATGTTCTGCAGCTCCTGATAGACGATCTTTGTGCGGTCGCGCTCGGCTTTGCTCGTGCGATCCTGCACGTTGACAATGTCGTCCGTAAAGATGCGGTCGAAGTGCTTTCCGGTGATGCTTCCGTTGATGCCCATCGCAACAAGCTGCGACGTGCCTTTGCTGTCGCCGGGCAAATTGGACGATAGCTCCGACGCCGTCTGCGTTGTGAGCACCATGTCCTTCCCGTGGATGAGCCGCGCCGCTTCCTGCATGGGCGCAGACAGCAGAATATTCCGCACCTGGCGGATGACCTCTTTTACATCCGCGTCCGTCTTGCGGAGGAACAACGTCTTCTTGTTCGGCAGCAAAACGAAGATGCACGCGAGAGCGATGGAAACGCACGTCGTTTTATACGATCCGCGGTGCGCCTGCAGGGTCTTGTCCTTCGTGCCGCGGATCATATCGACGATCCATCGGTTGTGCAGCGCGGTTAATTTGTCGAAGCCGACGGCATAGCCGATCTTTACCGGCTCATTCAGGAGAATTGCTATCGCCGCTTCCCGCGTCAAAGCCGATCACCATCGTTTCCAATTCGTCCAGGGGCATCCCGTCATTGTTGGTGACGTTAACGTCCACATTGTCGCGCTGGCCCAAAAACTGCTTCCCAAGGAAGATTGCCATTGTAGCGTTCTTCTCAGCCAACCGCCACTGGCTGCGGCGCAGTGAAATTTTCCCCGCTCCGCGCTTTTGTGCAAAAACTTCCGAAAAACTTCTCTCATAGGTTCGTTTGCACCATGTTTCCAATGTGTCCGAACATACATCAAACCAGCCGCAGATTTCCTCAAGCGTGCATTGCAGGCCGCAGAGGTTTTCAAATTGTTTTTGATCGATCTCCTTTGGAGGTCGCCCGGTTCTTGCCATAATCGCCACCCTTTCTTTGCTGGCGCTGGATGAATTTCTGCATGTCCCGTTTTAGATACGGGCTGTTCGTTTTCGCTATGATTGCTTTCGCTTCTTCAATCGTCATGGAGCAGCACCGCCTTTTCTCCGGTAAATGTTTCCCACCTTTTGATGATGACATCGACATATCGCGGGTCAAGCTCCATGCAATAGGCGTTTCTGCCGTTCTGTTCGCAAGCCATGATTGTTGTACCAGAGCCAGAGAAAAGGTCGAGGACAGCATCGCCGCCCTTTGTGTTATTCTGGATTTGGTAGTCAAACAAGGCAACGGGTTTCATCGTCGGGTGTTCCTTGTTCTTCGTCGGTCGGTCAAATTCGAGAACCGTTGTCTGCTTTCTGTCGGATGCCCAAAGATGACCTGCACCGCTTTTCCATCCGTACAAACAAGGCTCGTGCTTCCATTGGTAGTCCTGCCGCCCCATTACCATAGAGTTTTTGACCCATATAAGGACTTGCCGAACTTCCCAGCCGACCATCTGGCACGCCATTCTAAAGACATGGGCTTTTGAATCGGCGTGCCAGATGTAAAACACCGCGCCGGGTTTCATTACTCCATCAGCGGCGGCAAACGCATCGGAAAGGAAGGATATAAACTCGTCATCCGAACGATTGTCATTTTCAATTTTCAGAGCGTCTTTTGTTCTTCCGGTGTAATCGACCCCATACGGGGGGTCGGTAAGAAAAAGGTCAATCTGCCCCCCCACCGGCAAGCGTTTGTACGTCATCCGCGGACGTGCTGTCACCGCACATCAAACGATGCCGACCAAGCTGCCAAACATCACCGCGTTTTGCTGTCGGCGGATCATCCGACACTTCCGGGGCTTCATCCTCGACAATCTCTGCCGAATCGTCCTCCGTCAACCCCCAATCAAAATCAAACGCAGACAGGTCGATCTCCGGCAGCTCCATCGACAGAAGATCCATGTCCCAATCGCTCTCGTTCGTCTTGTTGTCCACGAGGCGCAGGGCATTGACCTGTTCCGGCGTTAGATCATCTACACAGACGCACGGGACGGCTTCCATTCCCAACTTCTTCGCCGCCAGAACGCGGCAATGCCCGATGACGATCACGCCGTCGCGGTCGATTACTACGGGCTGGACAAATCCGTATTGCCGGATGCTCTCCGCCACGTTGTCGATCTGCCGCTTATCGTGCTTCTTCGCGTTCTTCGCATACGGCACGATTTCTTTGATTGAGATATTCTTAACGTCCATAACCTTCTCCATCTCCGCCGCCCCCTCCGCTGCGTACGGCTTTCCCGCCTTTCGGCTTCGCCCAAAATAAAAAGCCACGCTTTGGCGCTCGGTGATCGTCCGGCGTCTCTGCGTGGCTTTTGATGTTACTATTATACCACGGATTTTTGAAAAGTTACTGTCTCGAAACTTCCATCAGATTGCCGCGGAGCTGTACCGGGCGGCGCAGTAGTTTTCCAGCGACCGCATTGCTCGCTTCCATACCGTCGCTTCCTCGGCTATGGCAAGCTCTTGGCACAGCCGCTCCGCGCCTCTCTTCTGTCTGTCGATGTACAGCACTTCCAGAATACGCCGTTCCTCTTCTGTCAGCGTGGCAAGGGCTCTCTTCGTCAGCCGCACCTCCGATTCTGCAATGCGGAGATTGTCGGACAATAGATCGATCAGGCAAATGCTGTTGTTCATGCGTTCCTCATACGATGTACCGCCGCCCTGCACCGGTGCCGTCCCCGTGGATGCGCTCTTGATGGATGTCATGCGCTCGCGCTCCATGTTGATCTCCTCCGGTATGGACAATATCGCCGCCTCGTTTTTCCGTAGGTTGAAGAGGTCGGCCTTGCATTTCATTTTCCATAGCTCGTTCACGTTCTCACCTCATCATTCAATGTTAAACACGCTGTGCCGCGTTTTTCTTTTTATCGTGTGAATTTATAAGCGCGGATTTCCGAAGCGTTCGCGGCCTCTCTTGCGAGCCTCGTTTGCAGATTTTCAAATTCCGTACTGCTGCATTGCTGCATTTGACGTGAAAGCAAGAGCGTATCGCAGAGCATCTGCGGCGGGGGCGGCGCGGAAACGAAGACCCTAATCCCGTGTCTTGTTCCGCAATACTCGCACACGCTCCCGGTGATCGGAGCTCCACAGTTCGGGCAGTTCATCATGTTTCCCACCCGAACTCGTCCTTTATGGCGTCTCTGACTTCCCAGATGTTGAGGTTCTTGCTGTTCACGCTCTCGCGGATGTTGCGCACCTCGTCGGACATGCGGTTCACGTCCTCCTGCGTAGGATTGAAGCAGGACATCCACGCCCAGACGAAGATCGTCATGGCGATGGACACGGCCTTGTGCATGGATACGTATTTCGGCTTGCGTTTTGATTTACTGCTCATCGGTTCTCCTTTCTCCGTAGCTGCAAAAGTCCATATCTTCAACGACCTGCAATCCACTTACGCCACACCAGTTTCTGGCTCCTTGTTCGTTTTGCTGCTTGTTATGCCTACATACACCGGATTCGTCCGAGACGGTAAGCCATCCGTTGCATGCTCTGCCATTTTGCTCCCGCAGATGTCGCACAGTTGTTCCTTCATTGCAGTTCCTCCTTCATCTCCACGATCCGCTCCGCAAGCCTCACGCACTTCGTCTGTCCGGGGCAGGCCGTAAACGGACACGCCCAGCAAAGCTCATCCACCGCCCGCACCCACAGATCATGCTCCATCCGGTTCATTTGCATTAGTTCGGCGCTCTTTCGCTTTTCGCTCCAAGAATAGTTCGGCGAACTCCCGGCAGAATTTCCACCCGCCGTATGGGCCGCAGTATTCGTCGCTGCACGTTGAGCAGACCTCCTTTCTTACTTTCTCCCAAATCTCATGGTCTGACCGGTTCATCTGTATCGTCTCTCCTTTCCCCCTGCGAGCAGTAGTCCTCCTGGCTGAATGTCTTCCATTCGCTGCTCTCGTCGGGGTAGCAAAAGTCCCCGTTTCGCGTCACAAAGTGCGAGTGGATCCCGCAGTATGCAATATCCGGACTGTAATGCCGGCAGCTTCCGCACCGCACTACCGGTTCCACATCGGCGGCGGGCATTGCTTCCAGTCTTTTCTTCACACGGTCAAACATTCTGGCCGCACAGCCGCAATCCGCATTCTCGCTCATGGCCTTCAGTATTCCGATCGCCGCCTTGCGGCTTATGTATTCATTCATGTTCACACCTCCTGTTCCACCGTCTGCACCAGTGTTCAAAGCACTGCAAATAGCCAATGTGACGACCGTCTATTGCGCACCGACACCGGATTCCGTCCTTTGTTGGATATCTGATGCAGTAGCCGCAGTTGCAGCACACACGTTTCCGCTCCTTGTTCATTCCGCACCGTCCATTTTTGCGCCGCAATGAGGACAGAACGCACTCTCGCCCATAAACGTGTTGGGGTTCTGGCAGATGGAACAACTATAGGGCTGATAAAAATCGTGTAAAACGCCCTTCCAGTCTTCCCGTTTTACGACAAGCGACACCCATTTCCCGTGCTGTGCAACTGGCGCATATTGGTTGCACTCTGCACAAGGATGATTATCAACCGCTCGACAAACGGGGTAATGATCGCAGCTTGGGCAGATGCTTTCTGCTTCTGCCTTGATTGTCTGGTGGATATCAATCATTTTCTTCGCCCTCCGCTCTCCATCCGTCCATAACCGCACCGCAATGAGGGCAGTAGGACGTTCGGTAAGCAAAACCGATTTCACAAACAGAGCAGTACTGAATATCTCCTGCAAACTCTGCGTGAAATGGCATCCACTTTCCATGCCGTACAGGCGCAACGTCGGCGGCAGGAATCCCTTCAACAAAGCACTTCAATGCGACAATTTCCGGCTTCCAAATCGTATCCATGCAAGCGTCCAGATGGTTAGTCACCGTCTCGCGCTTTATGTATTCAGCCATTGTCATCCCTCCTCAAATAGCGCTTTGTACGCCGCCATCAAGTTTTCATCGTCTGTCTGAAATTCCGTGCAGCAGTTCCAGACCTTGGTTTTTCCGTTCTTATCTACCAGACGGACGATTTTTTCAGACGGGAACGCTTCACCAAATCGGGCATATTCCATGGCGTCCCAAATCGGACAGCCGCCATTTTCCGGGAACTCAGGGAATCCGTCATCCTCTCGGGTTTTCCCTTTGCTGCATCGTTGGCAAAAATTGTAAAGAAAAATTTCGTATTCTGTGCCGCTGCTAAACCGCGTAGATGGTTCTATTGTCATAATTCATTCTCCCTCCCATACCGGTCGGCTGTTCTTCCACTTGCGCCAGCGGATAAAGCGCCACCGGGGCGGCTCGCTGTCCAGCCACTTGTTGAAATGCGCGATAAACTCAAGGCGCAGATTGTACCGGCGCTTCTTTTCCTGTTTTTCGTTCACGATGTCAGCTCCTTTTCGTATTTGCAGAACGACATGTCGCAGTCCTTCCTGTCCGCGCACATCGGCAAGACCGAGGACGACGAGCCGCCCGAACCGCTGACCTGTCAGGTCTTTTCTCGGTCGTGCCTTTATAGCCGCCCTTGCCTTTTCGAGCTTTGCCATTGAAGCCTCGGAGTTCAGGCAGCCGCAGGATTTTGTTTTTCCGCTCCGCAGAGAATAACCGGCAATTACTTTCTCATTTCCGCAATCGCATTTGCAGAGCCAGTGTGCGCCGTCGTGCTCGGAGTGGTCGTATCGTATGACCGTCAGGCGTCCGAAGCGCTGCCCGGTCAGGTCAATTCGTTTCATCCGAGCCTCCGCTTGGCGTATAAAGCCATCAAAAGCGCCTCCGCCATTCCGTCATGCTCCTTGCGGCAGCCCGGCGGAATCAAGTTCACGCCGGGGAAAAGCCGCTTGCAGACCTCGATGGACGTGTTCTTGTCGGCGGTGACGGAAAATTCCTTCTTCCACTTCTGCGGGCGGACGAGCTCATAGGGGATCTCGTATGCTTCGAGCATCCCTTGAAGCCAGCCGAAGTTTTCCCCGAAGTGGAACATTGAAACGCTTCCGTTTTTCGGCATCACGCCGACATGCTCCAAGCAGCACACCGCCTTTTCACCGCGCAGGTCGGACAGGATGCAGCGGTAGGTGTCGCGGTCATACCGGAACGTCTGGACTTCCTCCCCGTTCAGAATGGCAAGAGCGCCGTTCTTGCCGGGGTCTATGCCGATGTAGATCATCGGGTATCACCTCCGAAATGATGCTTTGTTACGGCGATGGCAAACGGCTCGATCTCCGACGCCCATACCGCCGTTCCTTTGCCGTGGATGCTTTCCCAGCAGAGTGGGAAGCCGCCGATCCCATCAAACAGGCTGCCAAGCGTCGCGCCCTCCGGGAGATACGCCGCCATTCTCCCGAACATCCAGCGCCAGAACGGGAGCGCGATGGAGTTTCCGAGCGCTTTGTACTTCGGCGCGTCCGCTTCCTTGTGTACGCGGCCTTTCTCGTCTGTCCAGTCGCCGATGCCGACCCATCCGTCCGGGAAGCCTTGCAAGCGGGTACATTCCAACGGCGTCAATCGGCGCACCACCATGTTCTGCCGGACTGTATTATTTAGATTCAGGCTTTGCCCGCCGCTTTCTTTTGCTTGCAGCGTACCGTTTATCTCTCCGCCCTCCCGGAAGTTCCGGCAGTCAACGGCACACACAAGGTCTGTCCCGCCCTTAAAATCCCGTTGCTTGCAGTTGCTTGCAACGTTTCCCTCACGGTAATCACCAAACCCCTGCATTTGATACGTCAGCGGCACTTGATTTCCTCCGGTTCCCATTCTCGCTTGCAAGGATGGAGATACGCCGCCGCAATCCCGGATAACGTCACATGCGTGTGACATGTCCAGCACCGTTGCTGCGCAAACCGCCGGTCGGTCAATCGTATTGAGGGTGTAGCTTATGTCCTCTTTCCATCCCTTGCCATTGCATCCGGCGGTATCGGCACGGTCTATTCCGTTGCCCTGTAAGCAGAAGATCGTTGGATTATTCACGCCGCCACCAACGCCACCTTGCAGGCAGGGGGATTTCGCTTCGGTGCTGAACACCCGTTTGCTCTGACAATCCCACGGCGTCAAACAACCTTTGTCTCCGCCGTCACAGTCTCCCCGGATTCGGACTGCATAAGCAGAACAGTTTTCAGCACCTCCGGCAGTTTCTTCCCGCGCCGTTCCGCCCTCCGGAGAATCCCGGCACACGCCTTCGGCGTCAGGTTGTACTTCGGGTCGGGATTCTCTTCCAGAATCTGCGACAACTTCGTGGGCACCGGAATCTTCGGCTCCTCCGAAACGTTCAAAGAGGATGTCCCCTGCAGTGGATCCGTTAAAATCGACCACCATGCTGATACGCCGTCTGCGCTGTGGAACTCCCCAGTATTGGGCGTCGTGTGTTCTCCAAGCAACGCTCCATCCGTCGCCGAGCATTCCTCCGGCTTTCGTCCACTTCTGCTTGCCCGGCAGTCGAGGAAGAGAAAATCCCGGATCTGCGATGCGTACAGCTTCTTCCAGCACGGCTCCGAAGTCTCCGAATCCATCCTTGAAGTTGCTGCTGAATGCGCCGGGGACATTCTCCCAGACCATATACCGAGGTCGAACAAGCTCACCTGTCCGTCCAATGCTTCTGTCATGCTCTCTCATCTCCTTGACGATTCGTATCTGTTCCATGTACAAGCCGGAACGAGCGCCGGCAAGTCCCGCACGTTTCCCCGCGATGCTCAAATCCTGGCACGGAGAGCCGCCAGTGACACACCATACGGGAGAAATTTCCGATCCGTTTATTCGCGTTATATCGCCGAGATGGTTCATTCTTCCGCCTCTACGAGCTCACCGTTTCTGGCGGCAAATGCCTTTTCCGTCTGGCAGATGATGCTGCCGCCGTAGGAATTGCGCGTCAGATCGAAGAACTCTTCGGGCGTCAGCTCATCGCTATCGATGTCAACGTCATGCTGTCGGGCAAACTCTCGCCGCCCCTGTTCGCAGCTCCCGGTCAGCCGGTGGTGCCACGAGAAAAAGTCCATGGCCGGGCGTTTGACACCGGGCTTGAACTCTTTGCAGAACGCCGCGATACGTTCTTCCGTAGGCATATCGTCAAAGAGCTTTTCGAGCAGCGCTTCCCGCGCCTTGTGCAACGTCTCGCCGTGGGCAAATGTGTTGCCCTGCTTACACACAAAGGTCGGGGCAAGCAAAAAATCGGGGCCAACGATAAAGCCCTTGGCAACGTTGCCGATGATGCGCGTGAGAATCGTCGGTACGCCGTCGATCATATCGACCGACTGACCGTTAAAAGATTTTATTCCATCGCCAGAATCACGACCGCAACCGGAGCCATCGTCAACGCCAGAGCTGGAGACGGAACCACAGCCGCGTCCGCGGCAGGAGATGGTGCCGGAGCCCGAGCCATATCCACGCCCCAAACCAGAACCAGCGCCATATTCAGAACATGATCCAAACCCCGATCCAAAAGGAGAACCTGAACCAGAACCTGAACCAGAACCTGACCCACAACCGTTGCCTTCGAAATAATCCGTATGGAGGAACGCCTCCCGCGTCAGCACTTCCATTCGTACACCGCCTTGATGCTCGCTTCGGCCTTCTCCGTGCAGGGGATGATCTCAAGAGCGTCGAGGATCGTGATTTCCTCCACCGGTGCCGGGAACTTGCAGTCGCCTGGCTTGCTCGTGCCGTCGATGGCGAGCTGTGAGATGCTTGCCGCGCCGTCCCAATACCAAATACGGCGGCAGTCGGTGAGCTGGACTTCCCGCCCATCTCTGGCGGCAAGGGTTCCCGCGAACACGCCGGAGCGGTCTCCGCGGACGATAACGTACTTTCCGATGTTTGTTTCTTTCATGTTTGTTACTCCTTTTCGTTTGGTTTATTTTCAAGATTTGCCAGAAGTTTTTCGAGCCGGTCGCGGTCGTCTCCATGCGGCATACGGGCAGGAGTGAATTTCTTCGGCGCTTCCGGCTCGTCTTTGAGCGGGAAAACACCCTGCCAGCCTCGCTGGATGCTCTGGTTGAGTATGGCGATCTTCTTCTCGTCATCGCCGGGGGCGAGCTTTTCCAGTTCGGAAAGCGTGAGAGCAAGGGCGCGGTCGGTAAGCGGTTTGCGCATCTTTTTACGCATTTCCGCAAACTCGTTCAAAGCCGCATCCAGCGCGGAAGCGCCTTTATGTTTTTCCTCGTCAGAGGGAAAACATCTGTCTTTGTCCTTGTCCTTGTCTTTGTCCTTGTCTTTGTCCTTGTCTTTGTTATTGGCTTTTTTGGGTTTTTCAAAAAAGGCTTGGGTTTTTTGGGTTTCTGAATTAACCGACGGCTTTTTCGGTCTGCCGCCCTTTTTCCCGTTCTCGGATTGCCGCGCACAGAAGTCGTTATAGCTGCCCTTATCCCTATCTATCTGCCACTTCATCTGCGGAAAGACAAAGCGCTCGTTCCCGCGGAGGTCGGGGACTTCGCCCGTGCTGCTGTAAGTAAGCAGCGCCGTGAAAAGCCGCCCGCGCTCCGCGTCGTTGAGTGGTTCAATCGCAGTAAGGTAGCTGTGATAGGCATTGAAGCTCTCTAATGCCATTGTGCGCCTCCGTTAAAACGGAAGCTGTCCGTCATCTTCCGATTCGGGGATCTCCGAAAATCCCTGCTCCGGGGCAGCGCCGCCAGATTCGGAAGAACGCTTGCTTTCGCAGAACTCGTGCCGGTCAACGATGATATCCGTTGTGTACCGCTTCACGCCGTCCTTTTCGTAGCTTCCGGTCTGGATGCGCCCCTCGACGGCGATCTTCATTCCCTTTCGGAGATAGTTCCCGGCAAACTCCGCCGACTTCCCAAAGGCGGTACAGTTCAGGAAATCCGCTTCCGGCTGTCCCTCGGCCTTTATATTCCGATCAACGGCCAGACGGTAGGAGGCAACCGATTTGCCGGAATTTGTCTGCCGAATGTCCGGGTCAGCGGTAAGCCGACCGATAAGGATTACTTTATTCATGGATTTCACCGCCGTCCTTTACTTCTCCGGTTTCCTCGTCAACCTCGGCGAACTCTGCATCAAAGACCGTTTCATTCGGCACAGAATACATATCGTCCGAAAGCCCTTTCTTGATGACCTCGTCCTGTACCGCCGCTTTGACAAACTCAGATTTCAGCGGCGCGTATTTGAGGACACGCTTCAAAACCGTCTTTTTCGCCATCTCTTCAAAATTCGTTTTCCACGGGGAAAAGCTGCTGCTGTAAGCCTTGCTGTACTTCGCGGCGTGCTGCCGCACATCTTCCATACTCATAACTTCAAAGCCATAGCCGCCGCTTTTGGTCTTGAAAACGGCATAGACCTTGACAGGCTCGCCCCGGTTGCTGTCAGCCGGTTTGTGCGTAAGCTTCGGCTCAAGGCCATATTCGCATTCAAATTCATCGTTGGCATAAACAACGTGCGCCTGAATGACTTCCACTTCGCCGCTGCGGTAGGCAAGATCAATCAGCCCTTTGTAGCCAAGCTGAAACTGTGCTTCCAGCGTCCCCTTGTTGTTGTAGGGCAGGACATAAGCCTGTCCGAGCGGCGTATTGACTTCAAGGCCGAGCTGGGCGCTGGTCATCATCGCGCCGAGAAAGCTTGCCGGTGTGCAGCTTCCGAGCTTCGGATTGACGGAGATCGCCGAAAGGACAATGCGCGTGAAGCGCTCCGGCGTGATGACAGACGGCAGAGCCTTTGCGATCTCGCCTTCCATGCTCTTGATGTACTGCTGCATCGTCTTTTTTTCCGGCGCTTTCATATCAACCGCCTGACGCTGAATAATGTTTGCCATTGTTTTATGCTCCCTTCATTTCTGTCACCCGGAATGTCCGGGCAGATGTTTCTTTGTAATATCCGGTCAGATCAAGACCGGGATTTTCCTTTGCAAATTTCTTGCTGTCGAAGGTGCGCCGTGTGCTGGATTTCCACGAAACGCGGTAGCCGTCACACTCGCCGCCGCCAGCGTCGCCCATGAAGGACTTGATCCTGTTTGCGGCTTCGTCCCGCAAGGTTTCCAACTCGGCAATCTGCTTGCCAAGGTCTATGTACTGCAAAAGCGCCGGGAGCTTTAAAGTCAAATCAACGGTGTCTTCGCTGCTTTCCGCAAAGATCGTCTTTATGGCGTCTGTGGTAGCCCGTGAGCCGTCCGCAACGGGCGGCGTGCGATTTTTCACCAGCTCCCAAAAGTCCGCTTCTGCGCCCATCAGAGCGGCGATCTCGGCTTCGTCGCGCTCAATGGTGAACCATTGGAAATCGCGGTTGCCGATCAGGACGGCCAGATACCAGCGCTGTTTTCCGGTCATTGCGATGTAGTGAACGCACTGGCAGTAGTAATTTGCCGGATACTCGCCGCCCTTGAACTTCTTCATATTCAGCTCGGATGTTGTTTTGATTTCCAGTCCGGCGTCCTCGCCGACGATCTCGCGGTCAATATTGGCAATAGCAAACGGATAATCGCTGTTTAAGAAGCTCTGGTTGCACTTGCGAACCTTCTTGCCGGTCTCGGCGGCGAACTTCTGCGCGACAAATTCCTCGAGGAATGTACCGACTTCCGTTGCAAGGTTCCCGGCAAAACAGGGGATTTGTCCGGTCTTTTCTGCCCACAAAGCGTAGGGCGAAGAAAATGGATTCAGCCCGACAACCGCCGCCGCGTCGCTGCCGCCTATGTACTGGCTGCGCAGCTTCAGCCATTCTTCGCGGCTTGCCGTTTTGACTTTCGTGATGCTCATTTTGCTGCTTCCTTGACCTCCGCGAGCTTCTGCCGGAGATCGGCAAGCTCGGCTCTCAGATCGATGTTCTCTTTTTTCATCGCCCAGTAGTCATCGGCGAGGCGCGCCGCCTCGTTCTTCGCGGCTCTTTCTACGAGCTCGCGGTATTCCGCGACGGTGATTCCGACGGTAAACATCGCCGTGCTCTCTCCGGTCTTTTCGTCGACGACGAAGCCGGTGTTAAATTCGTTCTTGTAGTAAGCCATTATTCATCAAGTCCCTTTCCATCATAGATTTCGTTTAATGCTTTGATCTCTTCGGGGTCAAAATTGCAGATTAAAAGCTCGTGGAAGCGGTCACGGATGTTCTGCTTGCAGTTCTTGCAGTAGCTTTCCTCGGCGTACCGTCCGCACAAGGGGCATTTATTCCCCCATTCGATACGGTCAGACCCGCAGGTAGGGCAGCGATCCCAGCCGTATCCCTCGTCGGCATAGACGACGGGGTAAAATCCGTCCTCACCGCAGTCACGGCAGCGGCACGTTCTGGACACTTGACAGACATCCTTCCTGCGTGGTATCATGCGGGTATTGGTTGTTATTCCTATAGAGAGCGTCGTCGGTGTCATCTCCACCGGCGGCGCTTTCGCTTTGTGCGAGCCATGCAAGAACGAGCGATTCCAAAAACGTCTGCATGGACGCGATGCCGTTTCTCTCAAGCGCCTGTTTAACGCGCTGTGCGGTGCTTTCGGTCAACCGGCACTGTAACCGTATGGGCTTAACGCGGCGCGGTGTGCGGGGCTTGCGCTGCGTAACGGCGTCGTAAATTTCCTGCGCTCTGGTGCAGAATTTAACGCCGTAGTCGTTCGTGTGGAGGGCCATGCTCACCGTTCCCTTGTTGGCTTTCGGGAACTCTTCCCGGAGCGCGGCGGCGATGGCCGTGTAACGTGTGTCGTTCAATGCCGCCCCCCTCTCTGCATGATCGCCGTGTCAGGCATTTGAAGCCAGCGGCAGCAGTCATCGGCAAGGCTCGAAAATCCGTAGACGGCGAAGATGCCCTCGATGACGGCAAAGCCGAGGCCGTTATATTTTCCGAATTTCCAGACGAAGAAGATCACAAGCGCCAGAAGCGTCATGATCGCGGTGGTGGCGAACGTTGCCTTTGCTTTTGTCATGGTTGTTTTTCCTACTTTCTGCGGCGGTGGGCCGCTTTTTGTACTCGCTTTGTGATGTCGATCGTGTAATCGGCGATCGGGTGCAGCTTTGTCCGAGCTTCCCGCCGGGCTTCGCATCCGGCCTTGAATTTGGCGTACCGGGGGCAGGATGCGTGACAGCCGACGAAGCGCTCTGGACAGCCCTTACACGGGGCGATCATCGGGCAAATCCAGCGGCGTGACGGTCACGCCGAAATACTTCTCGACGAGCGCCCAGATGATACGCTCAAAGCGCTCGGCCTCTTCCGTGGTGATCGTCTGTTTCATTCCTTATCCTCCTTCTTTTCGGCCTTGATGCCGTCCAGTCTGCCCTGCAAATAGCCGCGGTGATCGTTGCCGCATGATTAAATATCGTCATACCAGCCGGTCTTTTCCATTTCGCGCCACATCTGCGTTGTCGCGTCCATGACGGCGGCAAGCTCCGTCGGTGTAAGGCAGCTGAGGTCTGTTGCTTCCAGCTGCTCAACCTGTCGCTTCCAGAGCCGGTAGACCTTCCTTTGAAGCTCTTGCTTTGCCTCGATAAACGGGGCTTCGGGTATTTTCGTAAACTTCATGCTTTCGCCTCCTTTCTGCCGCCATGTCGGGCGGTGGTTACCGCTCGATATCGAGCACCTTTGCAATCGCGTTGGCAATCTTGTCGTTCTCGCGGTTGCCCGCCATGAATGCGTTGATCGTGCTGACGGAGTATCCCGTCATCTTGGCAATGTCGCCATTGGTAAGCCGCCGCAGCTTCTTCTGCTCGGCGATCTTACCGCGGAAAAGCTCGTAAATTTCCATCACCCCCTTGTGCGTGTTTTGTAAAAAACATTGACTTTTTGCGGCAAAAAGATTATTGTGAAAGTGCCAGCAATCACAATACGGTTTTGCAGCTTTTTCGGAAATCCTTTCCGTTAAGGCTTGGTTTTTTGTTGCCATTTTCGTCCAATGGATTTTACAAGTAGAAGTATAACTCTGATTTCGGATTTATTCAATGGGCAAATTTCCGATTTCGGAGTTTTCGGCGTATTAAACAAAAAGCAGCTCCGCGATTAGCGAAGCTGCACAAAGGAGGTACAATATGAATTATACAGAAATATCCATTGCTCTAACGCGAGAAGAACGAAAGCTATTTGCAAAGATTCAGAAAAAGCCGGAACCGATAACAAAGGAAAACCGCGCCATCTGTAACCGTTTAATCAACCTTGGAATCGCGCAAGAGGTCATTGTTATGATTAACGGAAAGGGTAACCTGAAAGATCGCGCGATTGCTCCAGATGAAACGCACGGGAGAAACTTCTACAATTTTGATCTCGGGCGTCGCTCCACCGAACGATGGAATTGTATCCGTTCGTGGATCGCTGTCGCTATCTCCATCGCTGCAATCATTTTCAGCGCTTAAAAAAGGGTTGATGCAAATACGCCCTTGTTCGTCTTCAAACAACTTGATCTGGCAGGAATAGCACTCTTTGTTTTCTGCCTGATACGGGCATACTTTCGCATTTTCTTCACAAGATTGGATTCCAGTCATGTACTTCCGAAGGATTCTAAGATTATCGCGGATGTCCATAAGTATGTTGATTATTTTTGCCATTTGTGCATCCTCCTATCAGATTGTATACGCATTATAACTCCGCTTTCGGAGTTACTTCAAGGGGTAATTCTTATGTTTATTGATGTTCTCGAAAGTCTTTGTAAAGCCAACAACACAAACATTACAGCCGTATGTAAAGAACTCGGAATTAGCACATCAAAGCCAACTGCTTGGAGAAAAGGTTCGTCGCCTAATTCAAAATATGTAATTATGTTTGCTCAGCATTTTAAAGTATCAACAGATTTTCTCCTTGAGATGGATGGCCAAGAGATTTCTCCGGAGAAGGCCGAAATGCTTAGCCTTGTATATGCGTTGTCTGATGATAAAATTCCAGCTCTTCGTCAGATAGCAGGAGCAGTACTCTCCTTGTGAACTCTGCAAACTGCTCCTCCGTCATCTGGCAAATCATTTCTACAAGCTCCTTTCGTTCTTCTTCCATTTTTCCCTCCTTATTTTATTGCCTTTCGACAAATTTTTGTTGATTTACTCGACTGGAAGCGTTATTATTAACAATACACATAAAGAAACTTGGGAGAGGATGATGCGGATTGCAAGACGATTTTGTCACAAAGTCCGGTATGCGCTTATCAGACGTGATGCTTCTTGAGTACTGTACTTATGGCAGTTACCCGAATCCGCCGAACGGATACCCGAAAGTGTGGGAAAGTAGCTACGGCATAACCGATGTAAACGCCGCCTTGTCCTCACTGGAAGAGCGAGGGTATATCCGTTTCAAAACGGCAAAGGAAATGCTTCCGATGCTGACCGTACCACAGCTTAAAGCGGCTGCTGCCGCTGTCGGTGTTTCCGCAAAGGGGAAGAAAGCGGATTTGATTTTTGCTTTGTCGAACGTCCCAGACAGCGAATTAGAACAAGCGATTCCAAACAGAAAATACCGTCTGACGGAAAAGGGAGACGCGGCGCACAAATCCAACGCGCACGTTATTTTCGCCGTTCAACACACCGGTATCAACGTATCTCCGGAACGGATGGAAGAGTTAGTCGCCGAAAATCCAAAAATACCCTTCCGCGATCTAATATGGGGCGAGCTTAATTCGCGTGTTGATAAGTACATGTATAGTAGGGCGTGGGGATTTTGCAGAAACAACTGTCTTTCGATGTTCTATCTTGTGTATGGAGAGCATCGGTATGATGTTGCATTTTCGCAGCTTGTAGAAATCTTCTATTACGATGTCAATTCAAAATCCCCGATGATAGCGCCGGGCATTGTCGAGTTAATGCAAAACTGCGCCGAGCGTCTTAGTCTTACCGAAGAGGAAACTTTCGAGCGAGCTAAACGCTTAACGGTAGGGACTGCCGCCGAACGGGATTATGTCGATGAAATTGACGTGGCCGGTATAATCGCCCTTCTTGTTGCGAAGCGGTACGAATTTGTAAGAGCCGTGCTAAAGCAATACCCGGAAATCGATCAGTCTTTTTTTGAAAAACTCCGGTGATAAAACGCCCCGGCATTGGCGGCAACCTCTGCCGGGGCTTCTGGAATGTGGTAAACCGACACGTCTGCCACGATTCAAGCGTACCCTTTTCTGTTTATAAAGTCCATGTTGTAAATCACAAATCAGGAGGAAAATTCAAGAACCGTTCCCAAAACTGTTGGGAAATCCAACAACTGAATGGAGATGGAGAAAAAGTGTCCGCGCTCACAGACCTACAGCCTTACTTAGATGATTATCCCACCAAAATTCGCAAGGCGAAAAATGCAAGCGGCTTCACCCTGCAAGAGTTGTCCGACCTGTCCGGCGTCCCCTACAACAACATCTGCGACACGAATGCAGGGCGGGTAAAGCACCCGCTCCTTTTTTATGCCGCTGCTACTTGCAAGGTTTTGAATCTGTCACTGAATGAGCTTGTCGGTCTGGATGAACAGCCGGACACGCAGTATGTCCATGAGCTGGAATTGGAGAACATGCGGTTATCCGGCGAAGTAAAGCATCTGCAAGAAATGAACGCAGGGCTGAGAAAGCAGGGGGAAACCCACACAAGGACAATTTATATGCTTATCGGCGTATGCAGTATTCTTTTATGTGCCGTTGTATGGTACGTCATATTTGACATCCAGGTAGAGACCGCCGGTATTTTCCGCTCGGCTGGGACAAGCATTTTTGCGGGCGTCCTCGCCCTGATACTGAACGCCTCCGTCGCAACCATCATTTACGCCTTCAAAAGCATTCACAAGGGGAGAAAGAAATGAGAATTGCACTTTATGTCCGCGTCTCCACGGAAGAACAAGCCGTTCACGGCCTTTCCGTCGATGACCAGAAAGAAAGCCTGAAAAAATGGGCAGAGGAAAACAAGCATAAGGTCGTTGATTGTTACGTCGATGCCGGGGTAAGCGGCAGGAAAAGCGTGTCAAAGCGGCCTGAATTGCAGCGGCTTCTGTCCGACGTGGAAGCGGGGAAAATCGATCTTGTAGCGTTCACAAAATTAGACCGGTGGTTCCGCAACATCGGCGAGTTTTACAAGGCGCAGGAAGTCCTCGATGCGCACGGTGTTGTATGGCAGGCGACATATGAAGACTACGAGACCGCCACCGCCGCCGGACGGTTAAAGGTCAATATAATGCTGTCCGTCGCGCAGGACGAGGCAGACAGAACGTCAGAGCGTGTTAAACGGATTATGCAGCACAAGCGGGAGCTTGGCCTCTGCCCGGCGGGTAAGACGCCCATCGGGTTAAAGGCCGTCGAGAGCCGCCTCTGCATCGATGAGGAAACGGCGCACATTGCGAGGCGAATGTTTGAAGATTACATCGCCACGGGAAGCGTTAACCACGTCAAGAAGATGCTCGTTTCAGAATTTGGAATAATGCGCGGAAATTATCACATCAAGAACGCGCTGGGCAATGAACGGTACATCGGAAAGAATAACGGGATTCAGGTCTGTGACGCGCTGATACCGCCGGAGGATTTTGCCCTTGTTCAGCGGATGCTGACGGCGAGAAGCGTTCGCAACAACGGATCGCGGCACACTTGGCTGTTCTCCGGCCTTGTCTGGTGCGCCGAATGCGGCCACCGGCTCGTGACGCATTCGACACGGCAACGCGGGACAGATTACTTCTATTACCGCTGCAAAAACTATGAAATCGGTCTTTGCAGTCACAAAAAGAGAATCAACGAGGCAGAGATCGAGGCGTACCTGTTGATGAAGCTGCCGATTGAAGTGCAGGCGCACAACGCAAAACTCAAGGCGGGAAAAATAAAACCGCCGGTTGACACGGCGGCGATCAAACGGAAAATGGACAAACTGACAGATCTATATCTCGCTGATCTAATCAACCGCGAGAAATACGAAATGGAATACACTGTCCTAAAGGAAAAACTCAACGTACCGCCAGAGCCGAAGCCCATCGACGAAGCGCTTGTCATGTCATTGATCGATGCGTATGATAAGCTGCCGCCCAGTGGAAAAAAGGAAGCATGGAATCGCTTCATCCGCCGAATTGTCATCGCAAACAACGGCGATATCTTTTTTGAGCTTGTTTAG